TCTAAAGGGTCTAAACCAAGCTCATTAGCAATAAGATGACAACGGGTACGAAATGCTTTTCCATGTTGCGCCCACTTATCACCTTTACAACGATAAAAGCTCATGTGGGCTACTTCATGGCAAAGGGTTGAAAACATTGTTGCATAGTGTCCACAACGAGCAGAACTGATAGTTATAGTATGTTCGTAGTCACCCCCTGTATCTAGCTGGTAACTGCCCATTATTTCTGTATCGTGCAATATTTGAAAATCTATTTCTTCGGGTAACGGAAGCTTCCATTTAGTAAACGGGTACAAGCAACACAGGCTTGCATACGCATGACGGATGGCTTCAGGATTAAGCTTCATACTTTATGAATTTGCCCACGAAATTCGTATTCATCTTCACCACTAACCATAATCATTTCAGGCATTAACATTCTGCCATTTTCCCACGATAACAATACAAAGCCTGAACGCCAATCTGTAGGAGAATCTTCCGTGTAATGCACAAAAGCATCAGAATGAACATCGGCAAGCGTACCAGTTTGTACGCCCCAGCGTGTACCCATATTAAATGCTGGGTTTAAATCGGTTACTGGGAACACACTTAAATTGTGCGTATGCCCGCAGATATAGTTGATCCCCGATTGCAGGGCATTGGCTCTTGTAGCCCCAAATCCACCTTTCCAACGGTGTTTTATGCAGGTATCTTCGTTTACATAGAATGACCAACATGATTTCCACATGGGAAAATGGTCTTTCAACGAAAACCCTTGTATTCCCTCATAGGATGTTGCACCGCTATTAGACAAAAATGTTTCAAAACGGGCATCGTGGTTACCAAGACACCATATAAGCGGGGTATCTTTACGGGCAGCTTTTTCAATGCCTGTCATAAACTCTTGGCAAGCTTCCAATTCTTCTTTGCCAGTACGGGTTTGCGACCATTGGATTCGTTTATGTGCGCTGTTTTGACTTCCATCAAACATATCGCCATTTGCCACCACCGCCTTTAATTCACTTTTAAACTCTTTAATTATCTTTAAAAGGGCTTTATACGCTGGGGTAACTTCATTTGGTTGAAAATGAGCGTCCGAAAAAACAACTATTCTGCCTTTGTCTTTAATGTCTATACCCCTGCGAATATGACCTGAAGTTTGTTCTATTTTTTTAACTTCTTTTACTTGGTTATATCGAGCGTCTTTAGTAGTCGGCAATTCTATGCCTAAACGAAACTCTATTGACCTGCGCCTGTTATATACAGAGCGTATATCGCATTTAAGTTCTTTGGCCATTTCTACTGGACTACCAATTTTCTTCCAAAGGGTTATAAAATCTTGATCTTCTATCCAGTAACCTTGCATAAATGCCTTTTTGGTGTAAAGTTAGCTAATACTAATCTATTTTAAATGTAAATCAATGACATACGCACGAATAGACACAAATCACAAAGAAATAGTCAAAGCATTGCGTGATGCTGGCGCAAGTGTTGTTTCTTTAGCAGCTATGAAGCATGGCTGCCCTGATCTTCTTGTCGGTTATGAAGGCGAAACGCTACTTATGGAGATCAAAAAAGATAGCAAAGCCAAATATACCCCCGACCAGCTAGACTTTATAGCCAAATGGAAGGGTGGTGCAGTTAGTCGTGTAGACAGCGTTGAAGCTGCCCTTCGCGCACTAGGCGTTATTCAAAAAGTGTTATAAAATACACAAAAGGAGCGTTTTATGGAAAAATCAATGGCTTTATTCCTAGCAACATTGCTACACGCAGGGACAAACACCCATTTTTTTCATTGGGCTACAAAATCTTACGCTAAACACAAGGCTTTAGGTCATTTTTACGAGAGCATTATCGAGGCTACAGACCAATTAGCGGAAACCTACTTTGGTATATATGGGCAGATAACCCAATTTCCAAGTACTTACCATATGCCTAAAGAGCCGTTAGCTTACCTACAATCGCTACAGTCGTTTGTAAAAGACGCGCGGGCAGACCTGCCTACCGATTCAGAGATCGTTCAGCTTATCGATAACATCGCGCAAGAGATCGATACAACCATCTATTTACTTAAATTTAAAGGTTAATCATGCCACTCGATAAATCAGGTACTGCCCAATCAGTTGGGACTAACATCAAAGCTGAGGTCAAATCAGGCAAAAGTAAGAAGCAGGCTTTAGCGATTGCCCTCAATACAGAGCGCGAATACGCTAAAGGCACACGCAAAGCTAAGTTAGAAGCTCAGTACGATAAGTACATCAAGGAAAAAGAATGAAACATATGGATCGTAAATACCCTAAAGAAAATGCTATGTTGCGTGAGCATAAACAATCTACCTTTGAAAAAAACCAAGCTGATCGCCTTGCTCGTAGAAAAATGATCGCCAATAAGCTTAAAGACTTGGATAAAGAAGTTAAGTAATGGCTGATTACGCAACAAATCTGCTTAATCAAGCAACGCAAGCATATCCTTTTGTTGCAAGGCACAATCCTATGGTAGTGGTAAATCCTGTCGAAAATAGGGGTTTTGCTGAAACATATCCAGTAGGTGAAACTGGTGCGCCATTACCTGAAGGTGGATTTAATAAACATTTATCTTTACCAATTGATCGTGTTGGCGTAGAAGTATTTAGACCAAAAGATTTTACGCATCATGATTTAGCCGCAGAAATGTTGCACATTGACCCTATGGCTAATCAAACAAGGGAAGCGTTGATGCAATCTTGGTCACCTAATCAACTTAAAACGCTAAAAGAACACGCTTTAGATTATCAAGCCACATTAGATGAAGGCAGACCTGAAGCAGATGCTATTAAAAACGCTACGGATTCAGCTTTGCGTGGATATACAGTAGGACAATGGCCTGAAGATATAAACAAAGCATTGGCATACAGCCCTGACCAACTAAAATCATTAGACGCATTAAAGTCTTACATGACTACACCCCCTAGTCGTAAAGAGTTAATACAACAGCAAATTGACAAAATAGAGTAGAATTAACCTATCTTAATCAACCACTTGGATAAGGTATGGAAAATAAACAATTAAAAAATATTAAAGGTGCTGGCAGACCTGCTGGTAGCCCTAATAAGTCCACAGCACTCGCTAGAGAGGCGATCGCTAAGTTCGTGGATGGTAATGCCCCTAGTATGCAAAAGTGGCTAGAACAGGTTGCTGATGGCGTTAAAAACGATGATGATAAATTCATTGTTTTGCCTAATCCTGAAAAAGCTTTTGGTATGTTGCAGAGCGTCATGGAATACCATTTACCCAAGCTGGCTAGAACTGAGCATTCAGGCGATGAAGAACAGCCAGTTAAGATTATTCACGAACACAAGTTCCTAGATTGAAAGAGATAGTCAAAAGGTACGAATATCCGTACAAAGCTAGAGATGCTTTCTTAGACTTCCATCAACGCAGTCAAAGGTGGGCCGTACTGGTCTGCCATCGGAGGGCAGGGTAAAACCTGTGCCACTATTGCCGATCTTATTCGTAGGGCTATTATGGATAAAAAGCCTGATGGCCGTTACGCTTACATAGCACCTTACTACGCTCAAGCTAAAAACATTGCTTGGGACTACCTTTTAAAATACGCAGAACCAGCTATTGTTAAAGCTAATCAATCAGAATTATGGATAGAATTGGTCAATGGGGCTAAGATTCGCTTGTTTGGAGCAGATAATCCTGATGCGTTACGGGGTCTTTACTTAGATGGAGTGGTTTTAGACGAATACGCAGATATGAAAATGCGGCTTTGGGGTGAAATCGTTAGGCCATTACTAACTGATAGACAAGGCTGGGCTACCTTTATCGGTACTCCTAAGGGTCATAATGCGTTCTATGACATCTATAACGAAGCCCAAAAGAACCCTAATTGGTATGTAAAGACACTAAGAGCCGACCAATCAGGACTATTGCCTGATGCTGAATTACTAGATGCTCAAGCCACTATGTCTAGTAACCAGTACGAGCAAGAATTTCTTTGCAGTTTTGAAGCAGCTATATTAGGAGCGTATTATGGTCAAGAGATGCGTAGAATCACCGATTTAGACCGCATTACAACTGTAGACTATGACCCCATGTTTCCCTGCCACACAGCTTGGGATTTGGGTTTTAATGACAGTACTAGCCTGTGGTGGTTTCAGGTTGTGTATGGTGAGATACGGGTACTAGATCACCATTCATCTAATGGTCAAGCCGTACCATTTTATACAGGCTTATTACAGCAAAAAGAAGATGAGTTTGGTTATAAATATGGCTATCATTATTTGCCCCATGACGCTAGGGCTAAAACTATGGCTAGTGGTGGTAAGAGCATAATCGAACAAATTGCGACAAAAATCGACATAAAGCACCTAAAAATCGTACCAAACCTATCAATTCAGGATGGAATACAGGCAACAAGGCTTGCATTAACTCGTTGTTGGTTTGATAATAGATGCGAAGAAGGTATCGAATGTTTACGACAATATCAGAGAGAATGGGATGATGATAAGAAAGTATTTCGGGATCGCCCCAAGCATGATTGGACAAGTCACTCTGCCGATGCTTTCCGTTATCTGTCGGTTGTATGGAAAGACGAGGACAGCCCTATCCTCAAAGATTCAAGAGTTAAAGGACTTCATGTCGGTCAAACAGATGTAACGCTTGACGAAATGTGGAAAGAAACCCCCAAACAAACTTTTAAAAGGATTTAATTATGTCAGCCGTAGCCCTACCTTATGCAGTCTTTTACGAAACCGTTGCCGCCAGCCAAACAGCCCAAGTATTAGGGGTTACAGGTGCTAAAGGCGATATTCTTGGAAACCTTATTATTACTGTCAATGCCACCACAACAGGCACAGTAGCACTATTGGATGGCGCAATATCCTATCCACTTACTACAGCTACAACCCCTATTGGCGTATATATGCTGACATTTGACGCACAATCAGTAAGCGGAGCATGGAAGATTACTACTGGTGCTGGTGCTACCGTATTTGCTACAGGCAACTTTACCTAAGGATTTACTATGGATCACAGATACGAAGATTGGTACAACTGTATCGGGCAGTACGA